CTGACCGACATAAAATCTCCATTTTCCAGAACTGCAGCACATAACGTGTACTCATCAGCTTTTTTCTGATCACCACACACATATCCTTTGCCATCTACCAGAATGGCAAATTCATTGCCCCTGCTGCCAATAATAATGTTTTTGGCACAGCCTATTCTTCGTGCCTGAAAACCGTTAATAACAAAAAGCTCTCTGGCATGATTAACATATATCAAATCACCGGTTACAGGAATATATGAAGAACTGCCTGCAGCAATATTGCCATATATGATTTTCCCATCTGTCCATATCTTCTTGCCTGGTACCACCGGAGCAGAGCTGGCTACAAAATAGCTTCTTCCTAAAATGTCTACCGCTGTCCTTCCATTGCAGCTCTCTATTACTGTCTGATACATCACGCACCTCCTATTACCACAGCCCTGTAGTTGTCCGCAATCTGACACCACCCCCTTACTCCTGCCACATTCCTGACAGTGGATACAAAAACAGCATAGTAATTCTTTCCTTTGATGGTTACTGTTCCATCGCCACCCAAAACACCCGGCAGAGCACCTATATCGCTTGGGTGCTTTGCCTGCTCTGCCGCTTTATAGATTTCTTCAACACTATCAGACAGCTTTCCTATGTAATCCATCAATACCACCTCACTATGGTAATACTCTGCTTAAGCTCTCTTGTGGTCTGGCTGATTTCATTGTATACGAGAAAATAATCATGCCCATTAAAGCGGATTTTCTCAAAGAAATCCAAGGCATGGCCATAATTGTAAATATCCATGCTGACTGTTTCCTTTATCCGCCTGTTAAGCCACTTAAGCTCTTTGGTAAGCCTTTTTAATATGTCGGATTCCTCAACTGGAAAATTAGCTTCATCTATGAATGAATTGCCATCGTTTTTATCAGAACTGCCAGAATATCTGGCACCTCCAAGAGTAATACTCTCCTCATTTCTCATATACCTTGAATCCACACCGGATGGAGAGCCTGTGCTTATGGAAGAACCCTGATATTCACCATCAACATACACACTGGTTCCATAAAAGCCGTTACCCAGAGGTGCATGAACTGTAAGACGCCGGCTCTGAATCCTGTCCTTTTTGTCATATGTTATTTCCTTTTCCTCTCCCAGAATACATACCCCGCCGGCTCCCATATTGTAATTATATGTTATGACGGTACGACTTCCATCCGAATGACGAATGTTTTTACCGGAAAGATACATCCCTGTTTCACTGCTGCCTTCATAGCTGTATTCGCTGCTGTCACCATTTGCAGTTTCCTGCACCAGATAGCCAGAAATATAACTGCAGCTGCTGTCCCCGAAGGTTATGGTCCCAGAAAATGGTATCGGCTCAATGTTAATGTTCTGAACCGAAGCAATAGTGCCATTACTGCTTTTCCCGCTCCACATCGTTCTGACCAGTTCCCTGTGAAACTGTGGCCTTGTGTGGTGGGTGCTGCTTATATCTGTGGTCTTTGCCTCATGCCCGCGCTGAATAATATTAATGGAATTATCTGCAGCTCTCAAAAACACATTAATCTGCCTATGGGGAATTTCTGATGTCCAGCCAAAGAGAGAAGATATAATGCTCTCATATGTCTGCCCATTTCCTACCCAGGTACTGCTGTGGGTGAAATCATCAATGGCTATATTGAGCTTTTTTCCCAAAGCCCCCGCAATCTTTTTTGCATGGTAGCCAGCCTTGTGTTTAGTGCTTCCTTCCGAATACTTCATTGGCATATAGAGAATCCTGTCCACATCATACATACCACTGGCAGTAATGGTCATATCCTGCTGGTCTGTTTCCCCGATAACATAGCTGTATCTATAGTCAAAAATCATACCAGATATGGCATCTAGGACATTCACAGGGTAGGTAGTCTCCATTTCAAAGCTGTCTGACAGGGTAAGCTCATTTAGGGAAATCTTCATGCTTACCATGCCATATTTAGCCTTTTGGGGCGGTATGATGAATGGTGATGAT